TGGAACGCCGACCCACGGAGAGGCAACCTTTCGCCGTGGCATCTCATCCAAATCTGGTCGTTTCCGTATCCTGTTACTCCGCTATCCGGGTATAATCCAAGTGCAATAAGTAACTTCGGAATCGTTACCCCTGAAGCTGCCCCAAGGCTCTTAAATGCAATATTTCTGTAAGTATCTCCACTTGTAGGGAACTCAACCTTTGTATTTACTCTAATTCCTGCGGATGCACTTGCCTGGTCTAACTTTAATGTGCCTGCTGTTCCCGGCTCTACTAAAGTTCCGTCCGGCTTAATCGCTTTCCAAAGCGTGCTTTCTGCCGACATATCGCAATCAAGTTTCATAGAATTACCATAAGGGATAATCTGAATCTCTCCGTCCATAAGGCGTAATCCACCGGTCCACTCCCAAAGGTTGCCGTTAATGTCCGCAATACCCGACATATCGTGATTGTGATACCATGTAGGCTGTCCGCTTCCTGTAAGTGTTCTCTGTGTTTCTCCCTGTGGCATTGTTCCCCTCTCGTAAGGGTGGTAATAATCCTTGCCGTAGTTCGTGTTTCCGTGTGGTACAGTACCCATTTTCTGTGATAACAGGTTAAGGTACGCAAATACACCTGTCTGATTTAAGTGCCAACCCGCACCTTTCTTTTTACAAGCTGCTACGGACTGGTCAAAGTTAATATAGTTTCTAGGCAGGTATCCGCCTAAAGAATATGCACGGTCATTTTCTACAATATTGAGGAACTTAGACACATAAATTACGCTCTTTTCCTCTCCGTCCATAATCCAAAACGGTAATGTTTCATCTGTTCCGCCTGTGATTACATCACTATACTTTGCCTTTGGTACTGCTACCATAATGCTAGGCATCCCAGTATCATCAAAAATTACCTTGTTGTTTGCACCAAACTGTGCTACTGCACCCTGTAAATCGTCAAAGTTTGCCATTGTATTTTATCCTCCTTAAAATTAAATTAACGCCCATAATACAAGCGTACATTTCTTCATGTCGAACGGTACAGGTTCACGCTTTGTAATCGCCTTTCCGTCCTCGTCCTTTTCTCCTGTATCCACAATTTCATATTTCCTTGCCGGGATAACGACCTGTGCTACATACTCTCTTGCTTCGGTGTTTACTCCAACCGTCAAGCCGTCCTGTGTATCCTTGCAAATATCAAGCGTTACCTCTTCGTCACGCTCTCGGTTCTTGATGTTTACCATTAAATCATCATCCCCGAAAATAATTTTTGTCATGGATACGTCATAGGCGATTTTCTCGCCCTCGTTTTTCTCAACTACAATAATCTTTGCTGCTGCCATTATCTGTTACCTCCCATTCTTCTTAATTCTGCGTAGGCTTCCTGCGAACGCACCGCAATGTGTTCTGCTGCTTCCCTCTGTGTTGCTGTGGCATTACCTCTTACTCCATAAGCCTGTAATACTGCTGCCGTATTTGCCTTTCTTTCATCACTTTTGATAATTACATTTGCCATTATGCGTAACCTCCCTGCACCGTGCATTTTACCGTTACTTCCTTGGCGGCCCCGGTGTACTCAATCTTGAATCCGTTTAACTGCTTATCTGTAATGTGGATTTCTCCTACACCTCCTGCGTCCTTTGCTTCCGCTTCGACATTTACGGTATAATCCAAATTGCCCCTTGGTGTAGCAAGTGCAAGGGTCTTTTTGGAATTGTTAAAAGGGTATGATTTTGTATTGGTAAGGGTTGCTTCTACAATTTCTCCCTGTAATCCCTTAATCCTGCTTTCTGCTGCACCAAGTTTGAGCATTGCAAGGTTTCCGATTAACCCGGCAGATAATACCCTCTCTTCCAAATCGTTAAAGTTCTGTGCGTTCTGCGGTGTTCCCTCCTGCACTACTTCGCCCTCTACGGCTTCGTGTGTAATAGTTCCGTCTGCGTTCTGCACTTCCCTGTAGCGGTTGGAATACTGCGTTACATGGTCTTTCCAAATCTTAAATAATCCCATTTGCTCTATTCCTCCTTAAAATTAAAACTGAATCGGTACAACACACCCTGTTGCGTACCTTTTAACTTGATTGCTTCGCTCTTTTCCGCCCACAACTTACTAGCCGTATCGTACAACTGAATTTTCGTAATTGTTGTGGTCCCCGATACTTCCGGGGTAATGGAAATACTCAACGCTACCCTGCCGTCTTTTAGGCGTTCTCTTGTTAAGATTTTTGCCTTGTGCATAGTACCGCCATACTCGACCATAGCGTAAGCAATGTTGGTTTCTACAAACTGCTTGAAACTCTCTAAGGCTCTTTCTGTCAGCATTTCTTTACTCTCCTTTACTTTTATTTGCTATAACCGATTCTTACCGCAACGCTTCACTTCGTATTGATAGCTTTCGGTTTCTGCCGTAGTTGCCATTCCCTTATCAGATATTCCCGGTTTTGTGCTTGCGTAAGGTTCTGTGCCTGTTTTCTTTTCTCCTGTCATATCCGTTTCATAAGGGTATTGTTCTGTTTCGGTATCTGCTACCGCCTGTATATCTCTGCTCTTTACAATTACCGCCCTGTCGGGTGCTGTTCCTGTAAAGATGCTTTCAAATAGATAGGCTTGCGTTTCTGTTGTTTCAACTGCTGCCATATCTGCCGTTTGATACTGTATATTTCTATCCGGCTTTGTTCCTGTAAAGTCTGAATCAAACTTATACGCCTGTCCTGTAGTCTGTGCGGTTATTCCCTCCTGTGCTACACCTCCTGCCGTGTTCCTCTGCGGTATCGTTCCGGCTTTCGCCTGTCCTGTCTGATTGCTCGTATATCGGTATCCTGTTGTGTCCGATTCGGTCACAATCTCGGTATCCTTTGTTGCAAATGTAATATTCCTGTCCGGCTTCGTTCCTGTCGGTGTAAATTCTGCCGTATACCCTGCTGCCTGTGTCATTACATCTATAACCGCATCTTCGACCGCACCAACCGTATTTCTGCGTGGTTCTGTACCTGTCTTTAATTGTCCTGTCATAGGCACGGAATATAGCCAAAATTCCGTTTTAGGTATCACTATCACAGTAATAGACCCTTGATAATAAAGACCGTCTAAATGAGCCGTTAAACGCTTGTATATGTCAACCGTCTTTATAATCTCGTCATAGTCTGCTGCAACCCTCGATTCTGTCGTATCAAGTACAATACGGAATCTGTACGGCTTTCCTCCGTAATCAAACCATTCCTCTATCTCGCTTTTAGGGTGCAACCCTCCTAATGCCATTTCTACGGCTGCCTTTGTACCTAATTTCTGATGCACTCGCACACTATCCCGTATAATCGCCCTTTTTGCTTCTATCGGGTAATCGTAATCATACCAATCTACATGGAGGTCATACGCCAATACATCCAACCAACTTTCCGAAAGTTCATTGATATTGGCGTATATGATATTCTTTTTTGTCTGCTCTACTGTTTGGTGTAGTTCGTCCGCTATGAGCCGACCTAACGCAACCATTTTTTCATCTTTTTTTAGGGCGGGCGGAAATGTAGCATAAAAATCCGCATCTTTTAAGTTATTCATCCTCTACCCCTCCGAATGTCACTGTGCATTTTTTCAATACCGCAACGCTTCCTTTTGGTATTTTCGTAAATACAGGCTTTGTAATCTCTATCCTCTTGATGCCCGAATCCATAAGAATGGCATTAAAATAGGACGGGTTAATATCCCGCCCCATTTTTGAGGTCTGCCATAATTCGTAGCTTTCCACCGCTAAATCAACCGCCCTTTTGATTTCCTTGGTGCTTGCTTCTTTGTCTTTTGGTATGTAATAAGTTGCTTCAATATCAAAGTCAACCGTTGTTGGTGCTGCAACTGTTACCTTGTCCGTCATTGGTCTTATATTATCAGCACTTAAATACTCCTGTACCTCTTTTATAAGTTCCTCACTCGGCAATTCTCCGCCATATAGCATAATCCTTATGTCTGCTACTCCGTCCTCCGGGCTTTCTGCGGATACATCACTTATTTGTGAGGATACCGCTTTGGCGTGATATGTGTAACTTCCTCTCGGTCCGGCTGTTGTGTAGCTTTCTTCGGACTCTCTCATACGGTTGTAATATGCCGTGTCGCTTTCTTCTCCGCTTCCTCCGGCTGTTTCTGTTGTATTTGCCACTTCCTTAAAATATAAAAATTCTTCTGTAACAAGTTTGCTTACCTGTCCGGGTGCAAAGCCGTTTCCGTCCTCTCCTAATGTGGTGCATACCGCTTCTACCTCTGCGTATGTCTGCCCTGCCGGAAATGTTAAATATCCTGTTGTTACAAAGTTAATATATCCGTCTACCGTTACCTCGATTTCATCCGTTATCACATACTCTTTATCAAGTGCTGTTGTAATGCTGAATCCAAGTGTTGTCCTTGCTGCCGTAGGCTGTAGTCTGTATGTATTATGGAATATCTCACTCAATGAATCCAAGTTCTGCCCTGTTGCATATCTCGGTAAGTTCTGTTTTGCTGATTCGTTGATATTTACCCTTTCCTGTATAATTACACTTGCAAGCCACAGGATAAACGCTCTTACCGGGTCGGCAGGGTATAAGGTTCTCCCTGTAATTTCCTCGTATCCTGCTATCAGCTTATTTACAAGTGCTTCCGTGTTGGTATCTACAAATTCAACCTCGGGTAACTCACTCGGTATATTCCTCATCGTATTCGTCGTATTCGCCATTAACTTCTACCTCCACTTTAGGTTTTAATATTCCCCTTTCATAATCTGCCGTAAACTCCACGCTTATAATCTCCGCTCTCGGCTCGTATTCTCCGATTTTGTCGTAAATATCTGCCGTAGCAAGTGCCGTAGCTGTTGTAATTGGCTTGTCTATATAAGCTGCATTTAATCCAAACTCACGGTTAAGGGGTATATCGTATTCTATTGAGGACAGTAAAAACCAAACATTTTGTATTACTTCCTCGTACAATGTTTTCGGTGCAAGGTTTATAGGCTGTTCCTGTGTGGTGTCTATTGTAAAACTCATTTCTGCCTACCTTTCTACCTCTTTGCGTACTGTTCAAGCGATAGTGTGCTTTTCGCTATCAACAGGTTTCCTTGGTTATCAAATCTTTCAAAGTCTTTCGTGTGTCCTGTTATAACCCATTGGCTACCGTACTTCGTACCTCCGATTATAAGTGTAAGAATTTTTCCCTTTTTTCTGTACTTGTCTATCTTATCCTGCATACTCTTAGGATTTACCCCGAGAAATGCGGATAAATAAATTGTAAGGCTTGCCGTGTCTGCATCATTGTATTGAAACTCTAACAACGGCTTTTTCAAGTGCCTTGTATGCTTTGCGTAGTTGGTTTTACTGTCTATTTTCAAATCTTCAAAGGTTTTTACCTTATTTGCCGATACCTTAAAGACAATATCCCCAAGTGTTCCAATCTCTGCCATTAGATACCTCCTATAATAAATCCGTCCCCCTCTCCGTCCGGCTTGAATATGCACAATACCCATTGCCCTACGGTTGGAATCCAAGGTTTTATTTTAATATCACATCCTGTTTTACATTCCACGGTTGGCGTTCGCTTCACAATCCTTAAATCTCCTGTTACTATTCCCTGGTCCGGAATCTTTACCCTTGCTGTCATATTCCCGGAATTAACCTTACTTACCTGTCCTATTCTTACAATGTCTTTTAATTCCTGTATGTCTGTATTTCCGAATCCTGCCATTTAATAACCCTCCAATACGCTACGCAATTTAATCTGTACCTTGTATCCGCCTGTCAAGCTGTGCTGTGCCTGCTCGACTATGTATTTACCGTCAAATTCTCCGTACCCGTATACAGTAACCGTAATTCCTGCTACATAGTCCACATCCCCGACTAAAGTAAATTCTGCCGTGGTTTCGCCTTTGTTTCTCTGTCTTAATTGGCACTTTGCCAACTCCAAGGCTTCCGCTTCGCTTGATACTTTATGTTTAAATTCGTATGTCTGTCCGTCCGGGTCTGCTCCCGGTGCTGTGTATGTAGCTTCAATAGTTTTCTTTGTGTCGGGGTCTGTGTATGATACATGGCATTTTGAATATGATGTATCCGCCGTCTTAGTCGAAAAACTGTAGCTTAATATATTTCCTTTTCCTGCTTTAATCTTTTTTACGGATGCCTTACCCTCGTAATCCACCTCGTCAAAAAGGACTATTGTTTTTGATGTAACCTTTAAGGAAATGCCTGCATTTTTGCATAGTTTTTTTAGAAAGACTATATCTGCTGTGTTTACCTGTTCCTTTCTCTTGTAACTCGGGTTGTGGCTTGAAAGGTACATTACTTTCATGCCATTACCCTTGCCTATCTTTTCTGCTATATTTTTAAGATTGGTATTTTCCCAAGTCTTAGATTTCTTTTCCTGTCTTAACTTTGTGCTATATGGTATTGATGTAGCTTTTATAGTCAGCTTTTGCGGTGGTCCTTGATAACTTACGCTGTCGATTTCAAACTTTCCGCAATCCAATACCTTATCTTTTCCGTCTGAATACGGATTTTTCTGTATTACAATGGCGTGTATCTCCGTGCCTTTAAATGCTTTCTTTTCTTTTATTACGGTTGTTTTAGTCGTTGTTGTCGGTGTTCCGCCCTCAACATCTGAAGCATTGCACCAACCGTATACCCTTTGTCCGTCTTGTGATATTAAGTGATACGGGTGTGCGTTGTGATTCGCTATTGTGCATTTACAGGTGCTTGCACCCCTGTTTACTGTCGGTTCTGCTGCCATAGAGGATATATATACCGGTCCGCCTTTGAACTTTACAATAGCACCTACTTTTATCTCTCCGCCTCCTGTAGTGACCGTTTCCGTCTTGGTTCTTACTGCTTTGCTTGTATTGAGCCAATCTTTTATCCATTTGCCCTCCCTATCGTCTAGGGATATGCTTATATCATCTGTTTCGTCCTCTTCTTTGTCCGTGTAGGACAGGGATAACAGATACTTGGATAACTCTTTGGATATATCTGCACCTTTAAAATACAGTTTTATCACGGTACGCCTTGCGTAGTTTTTATTACTCACTTACCGTTACCCCCTGTTTCCACGGTGGCAGGGATTCCGATACCGTCAATTCAATTTCCGGCAAGGTCAATACAACCCCCGCCGGAAAGATGTAGGTATCTTTATGCTCAATATTCGCTTTAATAAGAGTATCCATATACATTTCATTTCCGTATGCTTTGTAAGCCACAATATCCCAAGTATCCCCGGATACCGTTGTGTAAGTATTATTAAGCATATACTACCCTGTCCTCCTGTTCTTTTTGTTCTTTCAGAATTGATACAATGATTGCTCGTAGCTTTTCCAAAAATGCTTCGTCATACTGCTCTAACTGCTGTTTAATGTTATTTGCTTCGCCGTTGCCATTTACTACAACGCTTGGGGAATTTTGAACATTGATAACGATTGTGCCGGCCCCGCCCATTCTTGCAGATACATTATCTGCCGTCTGTGCCTGTGAGATATTGTTAAATATCTGTCCTGTCTGTGCTGCCGTAAATACCTTTCTGTTAGCAGCGTTTGTAATTAACTCTGGTCCATTCTCTCCGGCTATGAATGTACCCGGTGTTCTGTCCGTACCTTTTGCAAATCCCGGTATCTTAGGTATGTTAATTCCTTTTCCGCCAAGTCCGGGAACCCAATCCGGCACTTTCAACTTATTAAGTCCACCAATTACGGTATTGACTGCCGATACAACAGCTCGTAAAGGTGCTTTTATAATTTCGCCAAGTCCTCCGACCGCTCCCGAAAAGATAGATTTAATTCCGTTCCAAGCCTGCGACCAATTTCTTGTAAATACACCTGTCACAAATGAGATAATTCCCTGTAGCACGGTCATTAAATTTTGTATAATTCCCTGTACTGAACCTAATACAGATTGAACCACCGATAAAATTACGGGCATTACTGCCTGTACCACCTGTAAAATTCCCTGTATGATAGGTGCTACTATGTTCCAAATTGTCGTTAATGCCGTCTGAATCGCCGGAAGCAATACAGATAAGACATTGGTAACAACAGGTAAAATTGCCTGTATCATGCTTGATATGGTAGGCAATACTGTTGATGTTATAAAACTGAATAATTCCGATATAATCGGTAATACATAAGTCTGTAAAAACGAGATGAGTTCCGATATAATCGGCATCAATCCGGCTATAAAATTCGCAATAATTGGAATTACTGCCCCGACAAAATCAACTATGCTTTGAATTATTGACATTATCGTAGGTGCTGCTGCTTGTATGAAACTTACGATACCCGGTACAACATCATTTATAATTACCTGTAATACCTGTTCTGCCACAGGAACTACATAAGTTGTCACAAATGCTATTACATCTGATACTGCCGTTTTTACTTTTCCAAGGATATTTACAAGCGTATCAAATACCTGTACGCCCTTATCCCCGAAAATTTCTTGTATCTTGTTTCTTGCTTCTCCGATATTGCTATCAGAGAAAATATTTTTAATGGTATCTCCAACGCTCGTAATGACCGCTACAATCTTGTCAAAGATTGCCAACGCTTCACTTCCGAATGTTTTTTCTATAAAGGCTCTGATTTCCTGTAAGTGGTTTTTTACTAACTGAATAACAGTAATAATTGTTGTGATTACTCCAACAATCGGTAAAATCTTACCTACCACTCCGCCAAGCGGACCAAATACGGAGCTTGCCAAATTTCCCAACGGTCCAAGCATTGTTTTTATAGCATTTCCTACAGGTGCTATAAACTTCGTTATTTTTCCAAATCCTGCACCTATGAGATTTCCAACCTTTCCTAAAGGCGAATTTGCTATAACCGTTCCAACTCCCGACAGAATACCGCCAAGTTTACCGCCCATTCGTGTAAATGGACTTAAAAACAGGTTAAGTAATTTTGAGCCTGCCCCCATTGCAGTACCGCCGATTTTTCCGCCGATACCGCTAAATACACTACCAATCTTTGTAAACAGTGTGCTGTTGCTTAATACACCGCCTAAAGCACTACTTACGCCCCCGGCTGCGTTCTTTACGCTTGTGAAGTATCCAAGAATACCGCTACCGATATTCTTAAAGTTTAAAAAACCGCCTGTCAGACTTGATAGGTATTTGTTCATTCCTATTCCCTTGATAATTTCAAAGGCTTTTTGTACATTGGTTATTCCGCCTTTTACTTCAAGGAATCCTAATTTTGCTGCAAGTCCTCCGACTTTCAACCCGGCTAATGCAACTGCAACCTTGGCGATAGTTTTTACCGCCTGTGGATTTTCCCTTACAAAGTCTGTCACTGCGTTTACTATTCCCGTAAATTTCTTTATTCCCTCTGTGAGGGTCGGCAATAGCAATTCTCCAAGTTCTACCTGTAAGGCATCAAAGGCAGATTTTGCCAATGTGATACTTCCGTTAAGGTTGTCTAACTTGGTTTCTGCCATTTGTTTAGCTGCACCGTCACAGTTATATACCGCATCTGTAAGTTTATTAAAATCCGCTTCGGATGCGTTTACTATGGCAAGCATACCTGCAAAACTTTCTTTTCCAAAAATCGTTGTTGCTGCTGCCACCTGTTCCGCTTCGGACAATCCGCCTAAACTGCTTCGGAGGTTCTTTACTACATCCCCGAAACTCTTCATAGAGCCGTCTGCATTTGTAAGACTTATGCCGTATTTCTCCATTGCTGCCGCCTGTGCATCTGTCGGCTTTGCCATATTGGCTAACGCCGTCTTTAAACTTGTACCTGCGACCTCTGCCTTAATACTTGCATTTGCCATAAGACCAATGCCTAAAGACATATCCTCTACGCTATAGCCTAACGCTCCGGCTACAGGTGCAACCTTTTGGAATGTTGACCCCATCATACCTACATTGGTGTTTGCATTACTTGATGCTTGTGCCAATACGTCCGAAAAATGCCCGGCATCTGATGCACTCAACCCAAAAGCTGTTAAGGCATCCGTTACAATATCGGATACACTTGCCAAATCTTCCCCGGAAGCTGCCGCAAGGTTCATAATACCCTCGATACCGCCTAACATATCCTCGGTTTTCCAACCTGCCATAGCCATGTATTCCATAGCCTGTCCGGCTTCCGTTGCGGTAAACTTCGTTGATGCTCCCATTTCTTTGGCTTTGTTTGAAAGTTTGGCGATTTCCTCGGTTGTTGCTCCCGATATTGCCTTTACTCCCGACATCTGCTCTTGAAATTCGGCTGCTTTTTTAACCGGCCCGGCATATATCGCCGTTCCTACCGCTGCGATTGCTCCTATTGTTCCTGTCAACTGTGACTTTGTTTGTGCTATCGCTGCGTTATTTTTATCTATTTTTTCGTTAATGGCTGCAACTTTCTCTTGCGATTTCTGCAACCTGTCGTATTGCTTTTGTAATTCCTCCGTGTTCTTGGCAAGGTTATCTGTATTTACGCCCGCTTCTTGGAGTGCCTGCCCCATTTCCTCCAATTTTTCCGTTTCGTCTGCTGCCTTATCCCTTGCCTTTGCCAATGCTTCCGTATTGGCTTCTAATTTCTTTTTAAGTTTCTCGGATTCTCCGCCTGTTGCATCATACTCCGCCTGTAACCTTTCGTGTTCTTTTTCAAGGTCTGTAACTCTCTGCTTGCTTCTCTCTACTGCCGTCTGCTGTTTCTGATACGCCGATACATCCTTTAACTTATTTCTAACCTCTTTCAGATTATCGCCCAAAAGGGTCATTGTGCTGTTTGCTGTCTTAAAGGTCTTAGAGAAGTTCGGCCCCAAGGCTGCGGTTAATTGAAAGAAAAATTGAAATTGTCTTGCACTCGCCACGCCTTTACCTCCTTTCGGGCATAATAAAAGCACCTGCCTGTGCAAGTGCTGAATCTATGTAAATTATGATTATTTTCTTTGTTAAAATCCGCCCTGTGTTTCAAGGGCGGATATGTTATTGGTTGTTCTGCTGTTGTGCTTTCTCTTTTTCTATCAATCCGTTAAGGCTTCGTATCCACCCTCTTAAATCACGGATTGTAAGGCTTACCCAATAATCAACCCCTGTGTGTGTCTGTCTTGAAAGTAAAAGTGCATTTTCTCTTACCCAAGTTCCGGGGTTTAATCTGTTAAGCCTGTTGTCACTAAAAAATCTCTGCTCTTATTCTTGATTTTTCCAAAATCACGGATAGGTAAATGCTCGATAAGGTCACTTCCTACGCCTGCTGCTCTCGCTGCCATTTTTGACAAGAAAGAGGTTGAGATTTCCGGCGATAATACATATTCGCCAACTGCTGCCATTTCATTTTCAACGGCAATCATATCCGAACCCAAAAGGCCCTCAAAATTAAAAGTCAACTTATCGTATGTCTTTCCCTCAAATTCAAAGGGGTTCTTGAATACATGGGTATAATTTAATCCGTCTGTGTCCGATTCGGTCACATTTACTTTCTTTTCTTCTACTGCTGCCGTCTGCTTTACATCTTCCATTGCGTTTAATCCTCCAATTTTCTATCAAATACAGGAAAAGCACGGTTTCCCGTGCTTATTTTCCAAGTGCCTTTCTTACATCCGCCAAGTAATCTTTTCCGTTTACATAGTAGATATAATTAAGTGGGTCAATCTCCAACTTTTTCTTGCCGTCAATGTATGTAGCGTAATAACTTACTGCATACTCTCCGCTTACCTCTGCTGCCGCTGCCGTGGCAACTTTTCCGGGGTTAAGTTTCTTCGGGGTTACTACAAGGATATGTTTTACAGATACAACCTCTGTAGTACCCTTTACGGTGTCTTTCTGCTGCTGTGCTGCTCTTAAATCAATATTGTGCTGTCTAGGCTCATGTAATTTAATCGCATTATTTGTTACCGTTCTGAAATTGAGGGTAAGGCTCATTGCTTCAATCGCACCTAAAATTACAGATTCGATTTTACCGCCAATGCCGGCCCCGCTGATTTCTTCGGTAATGTTTGAAATTTCGGGTAATGTAACTTCGGAGATTCCGATATATTCCGTTGCATCTTCGTACACCGCAAACCCGATTACTGTTTCGTCAATCTTTGGCATCCTGTTTTACCTCCTACGCAAAAATATTTTCGAGATAACTTACGTCATACTCTAACACAAAATCAAGTTCCTTTGCAGGACTTGGCGGTGTAAGGTAGATATGGAATTTTGCCTTGCCTGCCAATAAGTCCGCTGTGGTGTTTTCTTCCTCCAAGAACTCAACACGACCGCCTAAAATCTTCTCTTCCGCCATTAAGCCGTTGAGCCAAATGTTAATACTCTGTGTAACGGATTCGATAAGGCGTTTATTTAACTTCTTATCAACCTTGCTCCACATTGAGAGGATAACGGAATTTGCTACCCAGCTAAACATACGGCTTACGCAATAGAAATAATCCGTAACATCTGTATTTGCCGGGTAGCAAGCTGTTTCATTGCCCCAAGATACAAAACTGCCTGTAAGGTTTAATGCCGTGATAATTCCGTTTGAATTAAGGTAATTCGCTTTTACGAGGTCTAAAAGTACCTCTGTGCCGTCTGCAAGTGCCATTCCGTCAATCTGAATAGTCTTATTACTTGCGGATTCGCACGGCGAACCTCCGCCCAAATCCTCTGTTGCATCTGTCTTTGACATAACGCCCGCCTGATGTACTGATGAATGGTAAATTTTACCGCCAAGTGTATACTTGGGCCATGTAACAAGCTGTGACGGCTGTGTGATATTGTTATTATTCTTCCATGCCGGAACATCTGAATATGCCTTTACTGTATTTGTATCCGCATCAATGATTGCTTTTCCTGTAAATAATCCGTTGATGTTCTCCGCCTTTGCTGCCATAATTGCAGCTACCTCCGAATCTGTAGAAAAATTCGGTGCAAGGAAGAGTGTAGGGATAACGCCGTACTTAGGATATACGGAATCTACCAACTCAAAACCACTTGATTTATTGGTATTTGTGTCATATCCTCCGATAATTTCCTTTTTTGTGACCTTACTAGGGTCAACAGAATTAAATTTAATATTAAGTCTTGCGTTGTCTGCTTTGATTTTTCCGCTTTCGATACGCTCCAACCTTAATACTCCGTCTGTATAAAAAAGGTCGTAATCTTCGCCCCTTGTGTATGTTTCTGTAAGTGAATCCTCGCCGTCATATCCTTTTACCTCTACCGTATCGCTTACTGCTTCATACGGTAACTCTGTAATTCCTCCGGCTAATGTCTTTTCTACTGTTTCTGCTCCTTTAAGGTGCTTTGCAGGGTCAAGGACATTAACCATAATAATAGGTCCATTAGAATACAGCTTGAATGATGAATAGATTTCCTCGCAAATATCGTATTTATCCCATTCGTCACTATATCCCATTGCTGCCACCGCTTCCGCATAATTGGAAGCGTATACAGGCTCGTTTACTTTTCCGCCTACTGTATGTACCGGGGCAGTACCTACAATGAGGTGTATACTGCTGTCCGCAACAACAGGTGTTGAAACGCTTGTAGCCTGTTTACTTGCTTTCGCTCCGTGATAGTAATTACTCATTTACCTTAATCCTCCTTTGGCTTTCTCATAAGACTTAAAACATCATTGTAATATTTATTCAATAATGTTCCTGCCGTCTTTACTTTTGGTTTGCATACCGCAAGGCTCTCCGTTGCCACAATAAGCAATCTTACCTGTGGTAACTTCTCAATGGTCGGTTCTAAATACTTTTCAACTGTTTCCCTGTTTCCTGTAAAAATCGTATTTTCTACCAACCCGGTGTTTGTTGTCGGTCCGATATAAATAAATCTTTCCTCTGTGGCGTTCGTATTTGCCGTTTCCTGCGGTTTTTCTGTTTCTGCCGTAGAATTTACCGCCTGTTCTGTTTCTTCCGCCTTTGTGGCTGTTTTGCTCGCTCTCGGCATACTTTCCAACCTCCTTTACTCTAAATAACGTCTTACATCCCTGTGAATCTGTGGTAACTCCCAAATTGTCATAAGTTCTCCGACTT